TGTAATGAGTAATTTATCTGATTTACTTCCTGCTGGTGCCGGTGGCAAAAATGTAAGTTTTACGGCTAACGGTACGATTTCGCAAGGTGATCCGGTAGCAATAAACAGTGATGGCACTGTGTCTTCCATAACAGAGGCAGCTCAAGCTGTAAGCACGCCACAAGATGTTATCACCCAAAATATTTACTGGTCAAACACCGGAACAGCGGTGCTTTATGACCCAGACACTGGTTACACCATATTTGTTTACACAAATAGTGCAGCAAATGCAAGTTATGCTACCGTAGCATCAAACTCAGGAACAACTTACACAATAGGAGCGACTACAACTCTCGCAGACGTTGGTAATCAATTTGCGATGGCCTACGACACATTAACCGACAGAGTAATTTTATGTTATGAAAAACAAGATAGCCAACAATATGGATATGCGGTTGTAGGTGAAATTACTACACCGGGAGGCACGCCAACAATTACATTTGGATCACCGTCAGCGTTTTCAAGTAGTGACACAAATGAAATTGACATAGTTTTTGATACAAGTTCAAATCACCCTATTATTGTGTGGAGAAATCAAGGAAATGGACGATATGATTCAATAGTTGGCAATGTAACAGGTGGGTCAACTAATAGTATTTTGTTTCCGGGTGGTGTGCAAACAATAGCTAACAGTTTTTATCCTGTTTCACCACGCATTGCCTATAATTCTCAAGAAAACAAATTAGCCGCTTTTGCAGTAAACCAAAGCTCTCCCTATGATGGTCGTGTTTGGATCGGTACAGTGTCTGGAAACACAATAAGTTGGAGTTCTTATGTCAACGGGGGAAGTAATTTATCGACTCAGCAACTTGGAGTGGATTTCATTTATTACCCGCCAAGCAATCAATTTATTACTTTTTATGGCGATTACTCTAGTAACGAAGCTAAATACGTTACGGGTGATATTCGTGGTGGTGTTTACTATGGGATCACAGCACAGACTGTTAGTCCAACGCAAACGATGAATCAAATTGCAGCAACCTATGATCCGGAATCACAGAGTGTTACCGTTGCTGTTAGAAAACCATCGCCATCTTATAATATTGCTTACAACAACTCTACAGCTATGGACGCAAGCACTGGAATATTTACTTGGGCATCTTCTTTTGTTGAAGAGTCAACGTCTAATGATTATAAATATGTGCTAAAGGGAACTCTAATCGCAAATATCAATAAAGTTGTGTCTTTTTATGTAAATTGGTCTGCTCCAACTTACACTGGTTATGGTAAGACAGAGTTTTACACACCACAATCAACTAACGTATCAAAATTTACAGGAATTGCTGACGCTGCAATTACAAATGGCAACACGGGTACTATTACCCTCAAGGGTGGTATAGCAAGTAAAGGGCTTTCAGGATTGACCCCAAACAGTGTGTATTACGTTGCAGATGATGGAACAATCTCAACGACTTCGACAGGGTTGAGAATCGGTAAGGCGTTAAGTACATCCAGTATTAATTTGGAATTTGAAACATGACAAATTTATCTGATCTTCTTCCTTCAGGTGGCAGTGCTAAAGAAGCTACAGCCATAGCATCCGGAACGCTATCTACTGGTCAAACAGTAGCACTCCTGTCAAACGGACAATTAGAGGCAGTAGGTGAGACAACGACAACTGCTTCATTAGGTAGCGAGGCACAATTTTCACCGGACGTTGCTGGAAACTATGAAGTATCGGGGTTTTATTATGCAGATCAGAATGCCGTAGTTTTTGTTTACGAAAACACAAATAATTATGTGACGGCAGTGGCCGGAACAATAAGTGGCACGACAATTACATTTGGAACAGAGGTAGTTGGATTTACAGGTTATACTCCATATCCATACGCTGCATATAGCACCACCGATAATAAAGCGGTCGTTGTATACAAAGACTCCAATATTACGGGGGATTGGAAAGCCAAACTGTTAACTGTCAGTGGTACGACAGTAACTTGGGAAAGCGGAAACGGTCAAACTGTAAGTAATCATGGTAATTATGCGATAGGTATACAATACGATCCCTCATCAGATCGTTTTCTAACAGTTTGGCCTGCTAATAATAGCCCCGGTAACCTTTATCATAACATCGGACAAATAAGTGGCTCCAGTACATCGTGGACAGGAGTTAATTACAACTTTGGTGGTACTACCTATTATGGTTATAACTATACCGCACCTCCAGCTCTTTCTTATGATCCTGTTCATGAGTGTATGGTGGTGGCAGTAGCTCAAAATTCAGGTGCACAGCCCATGCAGGCTTTTGCGGTAAGTGTTCCATCTTCAGGCGGTGCAACAGTATTTTGGAATTTACAAGTAATTACTAATGGATCTGGTGCTACCAATTACACAGGCTATAACCCATACATGGCATATGATAGCGAAAATAAACAACACAATCTAACATGGTGGGATGCGACAAATACAGATGCAGATTTGACAACTATAAAAATTACAGGTTCAAACGCAGCTACAGTGGCAACTACTGTTAATATGACAACCTTGTTAAGTCAAAACACGCAATCTTCCAATGGCATTGCATATCACCCCGAATTAAAAAAAGTTGCTGTGCTTTGGACGGACGGATCTAATTATATGAAGGTAGTAAGTGTTGATACAAGCAACGCTACATCGAGTAATTGGACAGCTGGAACTGTTTTGGATGTTGAAAACACAAATCAATACTACAGAGTACGGCCTATAGTTTACGATTCGAGTTCCCAAAATATGGCTATTGGTTGGAGAGAGTATCCCGGTGCTGATGGTAAAGGGGTTGTTTACACAATGGATGGAACAACCACTAATGTAGCTAATTTTATTGGCATAACATCTCAGTCTATTACTAGCGGTAATAGTGGCAAATACAATCCACAAGGTGGGGTGGCAACAACAACGGAACAAAGTGCGGGCGAAACGGGAACGCCTACGGCATTTACAGGAAGTATCGGTGCGGTTGACGCTACAGCTGCTTACGATAGTGGAAGCAATCAAGTTGTTTTCGGTTTTCAAAATCCAGCTACGGGGTATGGTAGTGCAATTGTCGGCTCAATTAACTCTGCAAATAACACGAATACTTTAGGTGCCGTTGGAACTTACCAAGCACTTTCGTCAAGTTACAACGCAATAACTTATGATGCATCGGCTGATAAAATAGTAGCAGTTGCGTCAAACCCAACCTCTTTTAATTACAATGGATATGCGTGGGTTGGAACGGTATCGGGAAGCGGAATTACATTCGGAAGTGGTGTAAATTATAACGGTGTAGATACAATTGCTGCCCAAGATATTACTTACGATTCGACAAGCCAAGTAACAGTCGTTTGTTATAAACAATATAATGATTTATATGCACGATTAGGTACAATTTCAGGAGGTGCTATTACATTTGGGTCTGCTTCAGGCTCACCACCAAACCCCGGAAGCGTAAGTTATATTAATGCTATTTATGATTCTAATGCCGATAGAACGGTAGTAGCGTGTCAAATAGCTGGTATTGGACTTGGAGTTGTAGCAGGGCAAGTTTCTGGTGGGACCATATCATGGGGAAGTTTTATCTACCCTGCTAGTGCTAATGTTGTTACCGGCGAAGGTCACACGATTTGTTTTGACAGCCAAAATAACAAAGTTGTTGTGCCATACCAAGATACGAGTGATAATTTGGGCAAGGTGGTGGTCTGCAATGTCAGTGGTTCAACGGTAACGGCTGGTTCGCCCGTGCCATTTACAAGCGTGGCGATTAGTGGCAATACATTGCAATCAGCCTTCGATTCGAGCCTCAATAAAGTCATTATAACTTATACACATTCAAGCGATAATTATTTGAGAATTATCACAGGTACGGTTTCAGGTACCTCTATAAGTTTTGACACTCCTATTGTAGTAACAAGTGCAGCAATCAATACTACATCAACTGCAATTGCATATGATTCAAATGCAAGTAGATCATTAATTTCATATAGAGATCAGACCAGCAGTTTTCTGGGAAATGCCATTGTTTATGTAACCGCAGGAACCCAAGGTCCACTTACAATAGATTCTACTTACTACATCCAAAATAACGGTAATATAACCACCACAGCTACAGGTAATACAGAGATAGGAAAAGCTGTATCAACAACACAATTATTACTAAAAGGAGCACCATAATGAAAACCATCGTAGAAAATTCTACAAAATTAAGTAAATTTCTTTACGAAGATGACAAAGAAATTTTAATGGAAGAGGAAAGAATAACAATAGGCCCGGTTTCTAACCCTGACCTTTATGTTGGTTGTCATAGCAAACATGATTGTACATTGTATGAGAATATTGAGGGTCCGTCCGAGGCATGGGCCGGTAACAAATATATGTTTGACGGAACAACTTGGACAGCTAATCCAGATTGGAAAGATCCCGCTGTAGTTCAAGCAGAACTTGATGCAGAAAGAGAAGCAAAATTAGCTGAAATCGAAGCGGCTAAAAAAGCAGCGGAAGAGGCAAAAAGTTCTGAGGAAAGCTCGGAAGAGAGTTCAGAGTAAGGACTAAGCCATGAGCTATACAATGACATATGATAGCTTGTTAGTGGACATACGCAGGTATCTTGAGCGTGGGTTTACACAAGCTAGTGATCAAATTGTTTTTGATCAATTGCCACGTTTAGTGACGTTAGCAGAGAGGCGTATAGCTCGTGAACTCAAAATAGAAGGTTTTATCCGAGCGATAACAACGCCTCTATCTATCGGTGTTAGCACTTATCTCAAGCCAGACAGATGGCGTGACACGATTTCTATGACGGTAGACGGAACGCCAATACAAACAAGATCATATGAGTACCTTCGTAATTACTGGCCTAATGAAGCGCAAACAGCATCGCCTCAATTTTATGCTGATTACGACTACGCTAATTGGTTAATTGCTCCAACGCCAAATGCAGCTAGTACGTTAGAGGTTCTTTATTATGAACAACCAGCACTGCTTGGTCCAAACTTGCAAAGTAATTGGCTAACGGACTATGCACCGGAGTTGGTGTTGTATGCTTCGTTACTTGAGGCAACCCCATTTTTAAAAAACGATGAGAGAGTACAGCTATGGCAAAGTCTATATGACCGATGTGCTCAAGCATTCAACGGTCAAGACTTAGGAAGAATACTTGATCGTGCGGCACAAAGGAGTGAAGCATAATGCCTATTTATCAAGACGTTTTTGGCGGTGCTAACATTTATCCTAGTGAAATTAGTTATAGCACTCAAAACTTATCGGCTGATGTAACGCTGAGTTGGCCTGAAGAGACTTCAACGAATACTAATTTAGCTACGCGAATAATTGATGTAACACAAACGGGTGCAGGCTTTAGCATTATTGTTCCGGATGCCCAAAAAAGCGGAACTGGTAATACAATACTATTCAACAACATAGGCTCACACACGTTCCTCGTAAAAAATGCGGGCGGTATTCAACTTGGATCAATTGCGGCGGGTGAGGTTTATCAATTATATTTGACTGATAACAGCACCACAAATGGAACATGGGTATTTCTGCAATACGGAGCCACTACATCGACTGCCAACGCAGCATCATTAGCTGGCACAGGTATAGTTGCTATCGGAACCGTGCTATCGCAGTCCGTACCAGTGACCACGTTTAATACTAACTTCACGAGTGGTGTGGATGATCGAGCTAAAATGTTTAACTATACGGGGGCTGGTGGCACTTACACACTGCCTGACCCAATCACGGGCGGTGACAACTGGTTTGTTTACCTAAGAAACTCTGGATCTGGTGCAATCACGGCAACGCCTCCGGGATCAGTGACAATCGATGGTGCAGCTAATTTACCATTCCAACCCGGTGAATCAGCTATCATTGTTACTGATGGACAAAACTTTTTTAC